GGTTTCAAGACCTATGAACATTTCCTGCGAATGATTTTTTGTATTTGATTTACTTTATTAACTAAATGGCGAAAGCCTCAAAAGTTGAACAATGGATAAAGCTTGCCGGAGATTTAAACGTCAGCCGTCAAAGCATTTACAACTGGCGCAAGATTGAAGGTGCACCAGCCACGCCGAGCGTGGACGAGTGGCGTGAATTCATGGCATTTAAAGGTTTGAAAGCAGGTCAAAACCGAGATCTGGCCGAACTCAAAGCGTTGATCGCTGAGCAGGAGCTAGAAAAAAAAGAGCGCGAGAATCAGGTGGCGAGAAAAGCAGTGGTGCCGATGGAAGAAGTGACGGCATCAGCTCAGCGCGCTACCGCCATCTGGACGCTGGCACTTCGCGCAAAGCTTGAGACCGAAAGCCCAGCGCGCCTAGTCGGAAAGGATATGGCCGAGTTACGTGCTGAGATCCGCACCATCTTTGATGAGCTATGTGAAGAGGTGGCCAAGACTTTTGACTCTGAATGAGACCAGAAATAAAAGCAGCTTATCGGCCGGCGGCACCTGATCGTCGTTCAATGTATGACTGGGCGCGAGACCACATCCGCGACATTCCCGGCAGTCCGATCAAAGGCCGATTCGACATCCGAAACAGTCCGTGGCTTAAAGCTCCGCTGGATTCATTGACCGATCCGCTCTGCCGGCACACTACGCTTATTGCGCCAGTGCAGACAGGCAAGACACTGCTGGCCGAGATTGCGGTGGCATGGCGCTTGGTGAACGACCCTGGCCCTTGCACTTTCACGTTTCAAAGCGACGAAATGGCAGCGATTGAAGCCAAGACCCGATTGATGCCATTGCTTGATTCTATTGAATCCGTGGCCCGCATTCTTCCGCGTCCAGGCCCACTCCGAACACAGCAGGAGATTTACCTTGGTAACCAGTTCTTGGTGCTAAATTCGGCCAATCTTGCGCACCAGCAAAGCCAGTCGATCAGATACAAGATCAACGATGAGCTTTGGTTCCCGAGGTGGTCGGAGATTTACCCGCACGCAGTGGCTCGCGTCTCCGCTTTCGAGGCCCAAGGCATCAGCCATATTCTCGACATCAGCCAAGGCGGCACAGAAGGGGACACCGCACACACCTCTTTCATCGGTGGAACTCAAGAACACTGGCACGGCGACTGTCAAAGCTGCAAGAAACCGATGCCGCTGCGTTTCCATATCGTGCGTGAAGATAAGAGTCGAGCTGGTGTAGTTTGGGATTCAAAGGCCAAACGCGACGATGGAACCTATGATGTAGGACTCGCGGCCGGGAGTGCTCGATTTGTTTGCGTTCACTGCGGCCATGAACATGCCGACTCAGACCGCACGCGTGCTCTTTGGAGAAACTCCGGCCAATATATAGCTACCACCGAAAGTCGGCGTCGTCGTTCGTTTACCTATGAATCCTTGGTTGCTCACAGCCTCGAAACCCTAGTTACAAAGTATTGCTTGGCAGAGAACGATTTTGCCAGACTGGGCGACGAAAATAGTCGCATAAATTTCCGTCAGAAGCAGGAAGGTCGATTCTGGGTTGTTGAGAAAAATACGATTGAATTATCAGGTCGAAAGAAAAGTGGATACCTTACCACGACATATCAAAACACAACCGTGCCCGGAGAAGTGGCGCGAATCATGGTCTGCGACCGACAGCAGGCTGGATGGTGGGTGGAGATCGGCGCTTGGACGCCGGAGCCAACGTATCGGCAACTTTACTTTGGAAAGGTAGAGACCCGCGATATGCTGCGCGAACTTCAGCGAATGTATCGCGTGGATGACTGGGCAGTCGGCCAAGATCGCGGTTACATGCCGTCGGAAGTTGATCGTGACTCGGTGGCGTTTGGTTGGTCTGGCATTCAAGGCGCAAAGACAAAAGGCAAACGCTGGCCGATGCGTGACCAGCAAGGCCAAGTGATCAACGTGCCGATTTCTGACACCTACATCGCCGCCGTTGGCAATGGCCACACTGCACCTTATATCGAGTTCGATGGTGAGTGGGCAAAGGACATGCTTTCAAATGCGCTGGCCGGCCGTGGATTTCCTTATCTTTTACCTGATGACTTTAATCCTCTCTGGCCCGATCAAGTGGCAAGCGAAGAAAAGCGCGAAGTTCGTCCTGGTGTTTGGCATTGGTGCGAAGTGAAACAGAATAACAATCACGCCCTTGATTGCGCCGGCATGATGATCGCGGCCGCAATGGCTCGCGGAGTTTTACGCTTCGACCCCGCGCAATGAAAATAAAAGCGAAGGCACCCTTTCCGTGGTTCGGCGGAAAGTCCAAGGCCGCCGAGCTTATCTGGTCGCGCTTCGGCGCAAAGGATCTTAAAAACTACGTGGAGCCCTTCCTTGGCTCAGCCGCTGTCTTTCTTCTCCGACCTGCGGAGTTCTCCGGCTGGGTGACGCTAAACGACTTCGACGGCCACCTCGTAAACTTCTGGCGCTCGGTATCCATGAAGCCGGAAGAGACCGCGCAGGCGGCGGCCTTGCCTGTCTTTGAGTGCGACCTTCACGCGAGGCACCTACGCCTCGTGCGCGAGCATGGTCGATTGTCGGCGCGCCTCATGGCCGATCCTGATTACTGCGAGCCCACGTTGGCTGGCTGGTGGGCATGGGGTGCATGCGTTTGGATAGGCAGCGGCTGGTGCGGTGGAGATGGGCCGTGGACAACTATTGAGGACGACGAACGAGTTCAGGTTTTTAGCCAGCTCCCGCACCTAGGTGACGGCGGCACGGGCGTGAATCGCCAGCTCCCGCACCTAGGTGACGGCGGCACGGGCGTGAATCGCCAGCTCCCGCACCTAGGTGACGGCGGCACGGGCGGTCTCACCGCCGAGAAGCTCGCATGGATTGAGAGCTGGTTTGCGGAGTTGCGAGACTCGTTCCGCGAGGCCCGCATTGCCTGCGGCGATTGGAAACGCATCTGCTCGCCCGGCACCATGACGCGCAACGGCACGTGCGCGGTTCTACTTGATCCGCCCTACTCGCTTACTAGCGCCGTTTATGCAAAAGATTCCTCCACCGTTTCCGGCGACGTGCGGAGATGGTGCATCGAAAACGGAACAAGCCAAAAGCTGCGAATCGCGCTTTGTGGCCACGATACAGAGCACAACGAGCTGGAGGCGCTAGGCTGGACGGTGGAGACGTGGGCAAAGGGCGGCGGCTATCAAGGCAAGGATGACCGCGAGCGCATCTGGTTCTCACCCGCCTGCCTCAAGCCTCAAAGCGGAGTTTTACGATTTGATCCAAACGGCTGACGCGGAACGGCGTCTTATTAAGCTGAGAGATCACCGCCGCCTCGGTCGGCCTCGACGCTCCTTGGCCAGGTTCATATAACTCACGGCACGCAGCCGGAGCAACCGAGGCACTGCGTAACTTTTACGCTTTGCGCTTTTGTTATGGGTGCAAAAGCCACTTTCTTTTCAGTGCTGCAAGGCCGCGTCGACCGCGAGACTGGCATCATTCATGGCGTGGCCGTTATCACCAAAGGCCCAGCTTTAGGTCATGGAATGTCGGTTGATGACACCACGCTGGCGCAGGTGATGGAACAGGCAAAGACCTATTCAGGCGGTCTCAAGGTCAAGCTCGACCACACCAACAGCGCATCGGAGATCGTTGGGTTTCTGAGTGGCTTTGCAATTGATGGAAGCACCGTGCGCGCCGATCTGCACCTGCTCCGTTCCTCGCCTCGGCGCGAATACATTCTTGAGTTGGCAGAGACCATTCCAGACACATTTGGACTCTCCATCGCATTTTCCGGCACCGACGAAAAAATCGGTGAACACTGGTTCGCTCGATGCGCTGAGATCTACTCGGCCGACATCGTTTCAGAACCGGCCGCAAATCCTTCCGGCTTGTTTCAAGTCGGTGAAACGCAACCCACTCCTCCTAATAAAATGACTCCCGAAGAGATCCAAGCAGCCATCGCCGCAGCCATTGCGCCGTTGGTCGAGAAAATCGCGGCCCTAGAAGCCGCTATCGTGGTCGATACGACCAGCGATGTAACCGAGATGACCGACGCTGCCAAGGCACAGGTTCAATCCGCTGCCAAAGAAGCCGCGCTCTCCGTGCTGCGCGAGTTCTCGGCCAGCCTCCCAGCTCCGGTCAAGTTCTCCGCTCCTGCGGTCGAGCCCACTGCCGACAGCTTCGAAGGTTTGGTTCGTGGCCTCAAGGCCGCTGGCACCAAGCACAACGACGCCGTGCGTAAGGTTCAGACTGAAAAGCCTGCCCTCTATGCCGCCTATCTTTCCCGCGCCCAACAGGGCGAGGTAATTCTGTTCTAACCCTTACACTTAACTAACATGTCCACGCTCTACTCTGGAAACGGCACGTTCCTTGCGAACACTGTCGTTACCGCTTTCCGCGCCGTGGTGCTGTCCACCAATGGCGGCATCACCCTCAACTCTGGCTCCACCAAGCCAGACGGTTTCGCTCTGACTGACGCCGCCTCTGGCGATTACGTCTCGGTCAAATTCCTTCACAATCCCGGCACTCAAAAAGGTTCGCTCTCCGCTGCTCCGATTACCGTCGGTGATGTGGTTTATGCCGCCAATGCTGGAAATGTTTCGCCTTCCGGCACCGTCGCCATCGGCAAGTCCTTAACCACCTCTGCCGTTACCGGCACGGTGATCGAGTTCATCGCTAACACCCTCTAATAACTACCCATCATGTATTCAAATTCAAATGCCATTTACCGCGCCGAGTTGGCCGGCCACGTTTTCGAGACCGAAGGCTGGGAGAAGAACCTTATCGGCACGCTTGCGCTGCCCGTTGTCGAGGTTGCCATGCCCGAAGGTCAGTATCCGAAGTTCCAAAAACAACAGGGCCAGTTGCTCAAGACCGAGGTTAAGGCCCGTGCGCCTTACTCTGGGTTTGCTCGCGGCACCTCGTCCTTCGTTCAGGACACCTACGCGTGCTTGGAGTATGGATACGAGCAGGCTGTCGATGACACGATACGTTTAAAGAACGCCACGTTCTTTGACTCCGAGGTCATCGCCACCCGCCTTGCCCGCCGCAAGCTCCTCCTCGCTCACGAACTCCGCGCCTCCAGCGTGCTATTTAATGCTACTACCTTCACTAGCACCAACTCTGGCACCGCTTACACCACCGCCAACATCCTCACATTTGATGTCGGTCTGGATGTTGATGATGCCAAGGATCGTCTTATCAGCAAGGGCGAGACCGCCAACACCGTCGTGATCCCCTACCAGGTCGCCACCCGTCTCCGCGCTTCCACGAAGTTTCAGAACCGCGCCCGTGGTGCAGGTGTTTCAAGCGATGCCATCCTGAACCTCGATGCGTCTGCTATGGCTGACGTGTTCGGTGTTGATCGCGTCCTCATCGGTCGCGCCGCCTATGATGGCGCTGGCGAAGGTATCGCGTTCTCCAGCTCACTGATCTGGTCGAACAGCTACATCTGGGTGGGTAACGTCGGCACCAGCCTCCTTGATGGTGGCGCCGCTTACACCCTCAACTGGTCGCAGTATGGCACCGTCCTCAACGTCGAGACCTACCGTGACGAACCGATCAAGTCGGACATCGTTCGCGCCGCGCACTCAACCGCCGAGAAGGTTGTCAATGCAGCCGCTGGCGAAATTATTGCCACGCAGTATTCCTAAGCCATAAGCGCTTAGTTCTGAGCCCACCCTTTTACCGGGGTGGGCTTTTTTGGGCATGAAGCAGATTTTCAACAATGCAGCCAATGTTATATACCTGAAAAAATGAGCGACTTCGACACCACGCAACTCAACACCGACCTTGCAGCCATCTGCGCGACCACGATGGGTGGTGAATCGTTTGTGACTGGCGGTATAACTTACTCGGGAATCTTCAACCAGCTTGATCAGGTCTATGCGTTTGAACAGGTCGGCAACAGCACCAACGGCCGCATGACATTGGTAGTTAATCGCGCAGCCTATACGCCCACGATCAATGCATTGGTTTATCGTTCTTTTGATTCGATCACTTACCGCATCACCGACTTTAAGCCTGATCTGCAAGCGTTTGAAATTTCTTTAAACACTTTTAAAACGTGAACCTAAAGATCGACTTTAATGATCTGGCATTCCGCGCCGCCATGAAGGAGGCGGTGATAAAACTCAAGGCTGACGGCCCGCAGTTGGTGCGTGAGGAGACCCGGCTTTTTATCGGTGAGTTTATGCGCCGCAGTCCTCCATTTGCGAATGGCAATTATGGAAAAGAAGTTGGCTCTCCACTAGATTACAAGGTTGAAGAAAAAGCAATTGGTGGAGATTTAAACCAAATTTCTAGTCATCGAGAAATTGGGTTTCTTCAATTTATTGCAAGCAAGTTTGGAACTAGCGAAATAAAACAGCAGCTCTATAAAAAAGGCACAAAAAAAGCCTACGTTATTGAGTGGGGAAAAATCGTTTTTTCTTTAAGTGAATTGATGCGCTATCACGAATCAAAGCGCAATACATACGGTCGCACTCCAAAGTTTAAAAGAGCCATCAAAAATCCATCTGACTCAAAAGAAAGTTTAGTAGTTCCAAACGAAATATATGCTCAATACTTAAAACAGCTTTATAGTAATATAGGCTCGGCCAAAGCATCATTCAATGCGGCCGCTTTGACGCTTGGTTTAAAACCATTTCCAGCATGGATAAAGCGCCACGGCCCGCGAGGCACTTATTCGGAGAGCGGAGATCCAGCAAACTTCGTGGCAATCATTGGCGGAAAATCTCAGGTGCCTGGTGCCCAGCGCGCAGTCGATGAAGCCATCGCTATTCGTTCAAAGAAATTTCAGGCTGAAATGAAACGCATCATCAAAACCTTTGCCGAGACTGGCAAGATAACGAGCCGCCGCAAATCTCTCAATTCCTGATCATGTCCACTCAATACTATTTAACCGACAACATCCGCCAGTCCGTCGTTGCTGTTCTTGCTGCCGGCCAGAACTACGTGACGAGCGCGAACATCATGTTCAACCGCTCCAATGTTTCCTCCGACATTCCACGCATTGAGGTCGATGTCACCAACGTCTCCCGTGCCAGTCTTCAGATGGGTTCTAATGCCACCTACGGCTGGTTCTACAACCACTTTGCGGCCGACGTAGGGGTCAAGGTTGTTACCGACCGTGCCGGCACCACAGGAGCCAGCCACGAAGACGTTGTGGAGTCGGTGCGCTACCTAATGAGCCGCGAGGCCCAGAAACTTGTTTCCCCAGTGGTGACGTGGTATAATGTCCTGGACGTAACCGAGCAGGGCGAGGCCCACGAAATCATGGCCGACGTGCGTGAGGATCACAGCACAATCAACTTTCGGCTTGAGGTGATGATCATTGCATCGAGCTACTCAGTGCCCAGCAGCGGATCTCCGCTTTAACTTTTACGCTTCGCATAAATAAACCACCTTTATCATGGCCATTCCCTATCTCACCAGCACGACTCTTCCCTATGGTTCCCGCGTTGTTACCATTGGTTCCGTTGGCTACATCGCCAATAATTACAGCGTTTCTCAATCGCTCAACGTAATTGAACGCCAAGATTCCCTCGGGGCTCCTAATGGTGCGATTGGTATCCAGCAGGCTAAAACTGGATCTGCTCAAGTCCAGCTCGCCACCAGCTCGACCACTGCTCCTGCGGCTGGTGACACTTTCTCGGCCGATTCCGTGACCTATTTTCTCACCGAGATTTCCAAGCCCGAAGAGGCTCAAGGTTTCAAGGTCGTTGACATCAGCTTCCGCGAGTCCGTCTAAGTTCGTGCCAATCGACGCCCAAGCATTATGGGCGGAAAAATACGCCGCCCGTTTCGCTGCCGCAAAGTTCTCCGAGGACACGGCACGCGAACAGGCATTTGTGGATGACGTTTATGTCGTCTATGGCGAGCGGCTGCGTGGTTTAACGCCCAAGGATTTGCTTCACCTCCAGGTGGTCGAGTCGCCAATCATCTACGGCCAGAGCATCCCAAAGCCATCCGACATCATGCTTTTTCTTTGGGCGCTCAACGTCGAAAACAAAGGCGCATTTCGCTTTTGGAAACGTCGCCGCATGATGAAGCGGATTCTTAGCCGGCATTCAGAGAATCCAATTGAGGACGCATTAATAGCGATTGGAGATTATCTGGTAAAGATGTTCATTGATGCACCGGGCGGAAGTAGTGATGAAAGCAAGCCATTTGGCGCGTGCTGGCTGGCTCCGATCATGGTGCGTCTATCGTCTAAAATCGGCTCAGTTGATCCGTTGGATGGTCGAGCATGGGCCGACGTTCCGATGCCTCGTATCTGGCAGTATATCAAAGCGGCCCGCGCCGCCGAAGAACCTAAGTTCAAAGATTATTCCCCATCTGACAAAATCCTCTCTGACTGGCAATCAGAGGTAAACGCACTTTCCTAAAATGGCATTCGAAGAAATCAAAGCAAAGCTGGGTCTGGATGTTACCGACTTTGAGCGTGGCGCTGCCAAAGCGCAGGGTTCACTAAAATCAGTAATTGGTGATGCTACAAAAAAGTTTACCGATTTCAAACAAATTGGACAAACTCTTGCTACTGCTTTAGGTTTAAATATTCAAAACATTGCAGATGGAATCGCTCGATTTGTTACTGGAATGTCAAAAGAAGTTGAGGATTCATTAAAAGGAATGGTTGATGCCAGTAATCGTTCAGTTGATGAAGTAAATAAAACTATATCTAAACGCAGAAGTGCAATGGGCGTGGATGCTGAACTAAAAGCAAATAGAGAAGCTCAAGCACAAGCACAGAAAAAACTTGATAACTTAAAAGCGACACAAGCAATACAAGAAAAGTCTTCTAGTTTTTGGCCTGCAGATGTAGCTGCACGCGAAGAAACAAACAAACAAATAGCAGAAACATCAACAACAATTCAAAAACTATATAATGAAGAAACTGATCTTGTTGATAAAATTGATAAAAAGAAACAGGATTCAGCAGATAAAATTACAAGTGCAAAAAAATCTTTGGAAAAAACTGAACGTGATATAGTATTTTCACAAATAGATGATGCTGCAAAAGTTGAGTATTTAGAACAGGAAATTAATGATGCATTAAAAGACAGAATAAATGCCCAAGCAGATTCTGAAGGGTATTATGCGGCCCAGCAAAAATATTTAGAAAAACATGAAGAAAAAAGACAGCTACAAGTTAAAATTGAAAATGATATAAACAAAACCGCACAAGATGCAGCCGACAAAGAAAAATCAAAAACCGCAGAGTTAGAAAAGCAGACGGGCGAACTGAGGAAGCAAATTCAGATCAAGCAGGATGACATAAACAATTCACGCCGGCAGGCCGAGCTTCCTACGATGGCCGACGTAATCAGCGGCAAGCGAAACATTGGAGGCTTTGGGAAAAGCACTGCAAGCAAACTTGAGAAAGCTCGCGCCCAGGAGCTTGTATTATCCGATGCTGAACAGCGCGCGCGCGAGGCTTATGCCGGCGCAACGACTGGGGGAGCGAAAGATGCTGCATTAGCTCAAGGTCGCGGTATTCGTGCACGGCTTGACCAGACTCGCGGCCAGATCGGATCAATGGAAAAGCTCCTTGGTTCCCGCGTATCAGATGCCAACCCTTATGCTGCGATGGAAAAGGAATTGGCTTCAGTCAAAGATGAGCTTATCACCCTCAACACAAAAACCTTGGCCTCGACTTCCGCAAAATGAGCGTTTCATATTTCAAGACATCCGCGCAGGCGTCATTCACTGCATCTGCCGTTACCGTTGGCCCGATTGAATGGGAGGCTCCGTTTGATGGATCGACTGAAAAGGTATTGTTCCGCCAGAAATACCAACAGGACATTGATTCATGGTCAGCGATCAGTATCAGCTCGGCTTACGCCGGAACATCATTGACCAATTTTGTGTTGGTAAGGGAATCCGATTTCCAAGCTATCGGAGGAGGACAGCACCAATGGAACCGTTACTATGCGATCACGCCATCGCAGCGCATAGAATACACCTCCTACGCTGGCCAATTCCCTGGCTATGAGTTTATTCGTGATCCACTCAATGCAACCACTCCGGCCAGACTTACATCTGATTATTTTCTAATTAACAGCTCAACCGACATTCCGGTTTTATATGGGCCATCCGTTGTTGTTTATCCAACCGGAGAAACTGCACCGTTGCTTTCTGGTGTTTACCTGACGCCCACCACCACGCTTTCAATCAACGCTTATATTTCATTGGTATCGGCTGACGCTGTAAGCTACGGCCAATTCTCAATTACTGCGGAAGCGCAGAGCTTGAGCCGTTGGCAGGGTAATTTCTACGAGCGCAAAACGATGCACACCAAAGCAAGATGAACGAGTCTGCAAAACCTCCGACTTCATTAGTGGCGAAACTTTCATCGGTTCCGCAAGCATTTGTTTTTATAGCCAAAAAGATCAACGAAATCATTGATCGAAATCAGCCTTTAAAAGCAGGCACCGGAATCACAATAACAGAGTCGGAAACCAGCAGGCTGATTTCCTTGGATAGCAGCATTTATGGTGAAGTCAGCGGAGGCATAAACGGAAACCGTGGAAGGCTTAGTAGGCCACCTTGGTTTTTGACTGGACAGATTGAAGCAGGCCCGACTGCAAAAATATATATTCAGCCTGGCATGGTGAATAATTTTGTCCCGACTATTGGTGGAACATCAATGGCTGCTTATCCACGCCCGAGCATCACCGTGACCGGAGCGACGGGTATTATTGAACTTAAAGCAACGGTAGATGGCGCAGGCACAATCACGGCTTTGATTGCCCAGAATGTCACAACGGCTTCGACGGATACATCAACCAATAAATACAAGACGCTTGGAACATGGACGGCAAGTGGTGGTGTGTTCACTTCTGTCACTTCAATTTTGAATACAAACCAAACATTCCGAGTCTGCAACGGAACCGCTGAGTGGTATTGATATGGCTATCCCAAACGATACTTGCGCGCTTTGCTGCACTTGCCCGACTGCGACGGTTGAATGGGATTCAGTTTCATTCAGTGATACGGTTTATTGCTTCGTCCAGTTTACATGCTCAGGGACGACATATTATTTTCATACCTTCCAAGAGTATTTCACCGCCGACCCCACGTATCAGCCAAATAGCTGTAGCTATGTATCCGGTGTTTTAACATATACCAGATTCGGTTTCTGTTACACCTGCCTGGACTATACACGCAACAACCTCGGGGTATTCTCTCCCTGCGACGATACCGAAACGATTGACGCGGAGCATCCTGACGACCACGGAACCGCAGGCATATTTACTAGGGTGTATTCAGATGAGATAGATCAAGAGGAAGCGCTGCCCGCAGCTGTTGACGGATTGCCTGACTACGATGGCGACTGGAACGACACAGCAGGGAGCTTTCGGAATTTGTCATGGCCCTCCGTGGCAATCCGTGAATCCCGCTACCGCCTCCGCTTCAAAATCCCGAAAGTAAACACCGGCAAAAACCTCCGCGCCTCGTGGGTGGAGCGGTTTATCGCAGAGGCGGGCGTCGGCGTCTCGTCTGTCTCCGTCAATAAATTAGGCGTTTATCGCCCGACGGTAACGCTTTCCGCACCTCCTTCTGGCGGCACACAAGCCTATGCGGTTGCCGTGATGTCCTCGACTGGAACTGTTGCCAGTATCTCGATTCTTAACCCTGGCAGCGGCTACGTTTCCGCGCCGACCGTTACTGTTCAAACGGCATCTGGTGGCGGCACGACCTCAACGGGCTGGACGGCAACACTTACAGCTGGATCAGTGACTGCAATCGCAGGCGGAACCGCTGGCAATTATCGACCCACGCTCGCTTTCTCTGGCGGCGGCGGCTCAAGCGCAACGGCAACTTGCACCGTCAATGCTCAAGGCGGAATTGATGTTGTAACGATGACGGCATCGGGCACGGCTTACACAAGCGAACCGACTTTGACGATCACATCAAAAGTCTCCGGTTCAACTGCTGCAGATTTGCTCATCCACCTCGGAACCGAGACTAGCAAATGCACGGTCTGGGACGGCGCAACACCAGGCGGATACGATCCAGCAACCTCTTCGACTTGGCCAATTCTTCCATCGGCTGCACCAAACTACTATTCGCTCGCAGTTCCGGCAACAGATGGAACAACGCTTGTCGCTAACGTGCGCACTTACTGCGATGCCTCAACTTGTTAAAATTCCGCTTGGTGTGGTTCAAGTCCGCGATGACATTTGCAAAGATTGCCCGACGCCTTGCACGCCTCGGCCAGATTCATCGTCTCCATGTTCCCATTGCACCATTAACCGCTGGGGAACCTATGGCCAATGCACTCCAGAAGCCACTAAAACCGCCCCCATGCGCGGCCTCGGAGACCTGGTGGCCAAGATTGCCGACCCTATCGCTCGCGTAATCAATCTCGACAAGTCCTCCTGCGGTTGCGCTAAACGGCAGGAATGGCTAAATCGGGCTGTTCCATTTGCACAGTCTCAGGATTCCGCGCAATAAATAAAGCCCGTCCGCGCTCATAGCGTTCCGGTGCGTTTGTCGCTTGGTAGGTGGCATCCAGTTCACCCTTGCCGAAAAATGGATGAGCATGCTCAAAAACCAGATCCGCCCGGCGATCAATGACGACGCCATCCGCCCACGCTCGATGCGAAAACTCGTTATCGGAAAACACCGATTCGTAACCCTCAAAGAACAAATCACCCTGCGCTTCCAGCCGCTCGCGGTTGAGGATCGCCATGCACAGGAGCAAGTCCTTGCGGTTGCCATCTGACACGGCCAGCACAGCGCCAGCCAGAATGTCCTCGAAAGCGTTTGAGATTGTTGCGTCCCAGTTTTGAGGCGGGCTAAAGTCATCTGAAAGCTGGATGAGGATTTCGCCGCGAGCCATCCGGGCTGCGGCATTCCATGCGCGAACGCATGAACCAGGCGCAACAACGACGTGCCGAAATTGCTTGGCTAGCTCACGACTTGCTTTGTCGTCAGAGTCCACGGCCATGATGTATTCAATCTGATCTGGATTCGATGCCAATGCCATCCACTTCTCGCGGCATTCCCAAGCCTTTTGCGGGCGATTTCGAGTGGCGTGAAGCAATGTAATTTTTGGCGCATAATTTTCAGTTTTAGCAGGCAATTCATTGAGCCGCTCACACCGCTCCAATAGATCACGGCCATGCCAGCGATACCACTTGGCCTCAAACGTCCACGGCCTGCGCTCATCTGGTGGAACAGGAATGGCAACCATCCGACGTGCCAGCTCTAAAGCACGCACCGGTTCGCCACCCTCAAGCGCAGCCAGCACGGCGCCGGCCAGAGGTTCGCGTAGTTGAGGCATCTCGACCACTCCACGGCCGAACCACTCAAGCGCCTCCTTGGGCGTCTTAGCCAATCGCCCGAGATTCATGATAATTTCAAAGCGGAATGTCTCATGAAGATTGGGAAAACCTAAAGCCAGCAGGCCAAACTCCCGCGCTTTCTCTTCTGAGCGCGCGTAGAAGTGCTCCTGGTGCACGTAGAAAAGCTGCGACCCAG